TTGCTTTGCACTATTCATTCTCAATCCCATATACTTGCAAGCCTGTATGTAACGCCGAGCCTCTGAGTGAGTTGCACATATGAGCCACTCATCATCGCCGCTCTCATTGGGCGCAATATGGTCTACGCGCAATCCTAGTCGAGCAAGATTGTCGATGACAATCTGCCTATCAATCTCATGCTTGGCGGTGTTATCATAGGTGGTTCCTCTACTACCGCTGTATAGTCCTGAAAACACTCTCCGCACTTGGGAATCTGCTAACACAATACTCCTTGAAAAGGAATCAGCTATACGTAAGCAACTGTTAGCTCGCTCAATAGATATGATGTCCCCATTACCCAGATAGCCATCGGCACGCCCAAGCCACATTGCTTGCAGTTCCCATAGCTCATGTTGCCAATTGTAGTCATCCAAGTCTGCGCTAACTTGAACACCATTCCCAACACTATCCGCGGCCTGCAGCCACTTGCCTATTACCTCTGGCCTTTGGCTACTGGCCATACCTCCGTAATTGGCACTCCCCTCCATCCCTCGGAGTCCATGAGTGCCAATGAAAGTTGACCAATCACCTGTTGCTAATAGGGTCCGGGCCCTGTTCGCCGGCTCAGGTTTGGTGGAAGCGCGTGCTAAGTTAATCTGCTGCTTATTAAGCCCGTCCACTAAGTACCCCGATTTGAGCATGCTGATCACACACTTTTTACTAGCTCGGTCGCTGTCCCTAGCTTTATCGGATGCTCTATCTAAGGCATGTAGTAGCGATGTACAGCTGCTGCTGCCTCCAGTAGATGCTATAGCTCTCATCTCCCACTCGTCTCGCAAAGATCGATGGTCGTTCCTCTTAGCAACCCTCCCTGCTGCAAATTGGCCCAAGGAGTTGCTCCACCGCAAGAAGTCCGCTGGATAGGATCCAGTCAAGCTAGTTTTCACAACTGGGAGGGCAACACGCTTATGGATTTCCTCATCATAATCCGCCTTGGTTGCATGCCTAGCACAGACATTGGCTACTTTCCGTATCTGAAGCCACTCATCATTCTTGAGGCTCCCCACCATCCCTGTACGTCTAATCACTTGACCGCAGTCCTTATACCAATCCAACCACGACTTGAGTGGCAGGCTATTGAGCCTGTATTTCTCCAGCTCGCCACGTACTCCAGGGCTGAGTGAGGATGCCCACAGCAGAAACCCACAGTGAACTTGCTCAGCAGCGTTGCAAGTAGGGTGCCACTTGTGCAATCCAGCAATTCCACTAGTTGCGTATTTTGCCATTTTGAGAGTCATGTTAATGGGCATTCCACCCAACTGCATGTTTTCCATTTTCTCAGGGTAGTCTTCATGTGTTCGGGGACTTAGGTTTATGGAATCAGTAACTGATTGGTACGCTTCCACCCTAGTGGAACCAGGAAACAGTATTATTTCTTCCCAAGGTTCATCGGACATGTCGGTGAACTTGTCAATCGCCTTGGCCCAAAATGAAGGAGCTTTCGAGCTGTAATTCTGAGTGCAGACCTTGCTTGGAATGCGGTAAGCACTAGATCCAGTAGACGTGCTCAGATCACTGAATGTGCAGGGCAGCGGATCATTGCACCAGCAGGCGCCATCACAGCAACCCCGCCATGAAGCCTTCAACCTCTCCTGACACAATTGCAATGGCGTTCTGGACCCTGACTTTGAACACAACCGCGAGCATATGCTCATTGCAGCTTGTTCATCATCCAATAGACTCCTGAACAAATTGGCTTTTCTAATTAAGCCAACTCTACCTTTCCTACTGAGGAACTCGTTCCTCCAACTACACAACTTGTTAACCTGCACAGGGACCCGTTCTGCAGGAACTTCTACCTCTTGAGTGGCTACTCGAGCAGCCAAGTCCTTGTTAAAACCTGGCACATCGAGATGGGCCGTGGTTCTAGCAGACCGCATCAGTCGGTCGATTTCTGTATTATCACCAGGATTCCATGCTGCCATTCCATCTGCTACGTTGGCGCATGCGACTGCTGCGTCCACGCAGGCAACATACTGAGCCCTGGTCTGGGCATGGTGGACAATGGAAAATAACACGCTTGATAGGCATGCCAGGTGATGTCCATCGGCATACCCGCTACTCGTTGTGTTTGCAAGAGATTGGTGCGCAGACGCCACCACCTCATCGATGTCACTCGCGACCTGCTTAGCCCCGGCCTTCTGCATGCGTGCTGCCAATGCTGAAGCTAGATCCAACTGCGCGGGCTTAGAGGGCTTGGGCCCATCTCCACCCTGCTTAGACCCCTCTGGCGCAGCGGGTTCACTTTTTTCTGCTTTGGCTGCAATCATATCAGTGAAGCGATCTGCTGCAACCTCATCCATGACATGTATAGTACACGGCTCCCCGCGGGCCTCTAACAGCCCAACGATCTCATTAAACAACCTGTCGCTAATTTTTTCTATGGCAATGTGTGGGGGTGGATGATCGCCGACGATTGTGTCTGCCGTGGCTCGCCGATTTGCCCCCTTGGATGCTATGACATAGAACTCCGCCGACTCTCGACTGGACACAGGGATTGCAATCTTGGGATGTGCGACTTTACCCAAGTAACTGGTGCTCCTCCAGTTCCCGTCGTTCAGGACCCACAAAGTGCCTGTTGGAGGCTTGGCTGTAGTCACTTTGATGTCATTGTAAGTGCATTCCGCGGAGAATGAAGCCGCAGTCCACGTTGGCGGAGGAAATGTGCTGGCTGCTCCCAACCGGATGGTCCTAGTTCCTACCACTAGACCCCCAATACTAGCAGCGAATCCAGCAAGTGGTCCACTTTCCCTGACTCCTACCATCACATCAGCGGGGTCGGCAAATGGCCCTCTATTGAGGAGAATGTCTAAGGCCATATGGCTGTCGTCAATCTCCCTCTGACGCAGCACATCCAGGCTATAACAACGGTCAACTAACCTGTCCTTCTCCTCCTTTGACCATGTAGCCGGGTCGCGTGGATACTTTTGTATAGTGTCCCTGATGTCTCTACGCACATTTGTAATCAGCCCTCTAGGAACGGGGACCCTGGAGGATAGCAAGAACTCATCTCTGAGATTGTGAATCCTTGCATCGATGGGTCGGCTGGTTGTAATACTCCGGGCAACAGTAATTAAGTACTTTGTTCCAATTGCCCTTCCAATGGCAGTGAGCAGTTTGGAATCCACATTGGGAACCACCCGCAATATTCCCGCAACCGTGGCCTCCAGGTGGGCATTGTCACCGAGCAGAACCTCGGTTTCTGCAGGAACGGAAACCTTGGGCTCAGATTTTTCTTCCTCCACAGGCGGCACCTCATCCATGCTGACTGAAAATTCGTCTGGAATCAGTTTGGGAGGAGCAGCCCAATTAATGTCATCAAGCCCATCCTCTGAAAGCTCCTCGGCGGCTTGGTCCATACTAGCTTGGAGTGCCAGGTGGAATGGGTTGAATGCTCCAATTCCACACCGTATGGAAAGGCCACCCTGATCCTGACCCAGGAACGGGTTAGTAGTTCCCAGCGAGTGGTCAATCCGCGGGAATTGTGTGGCCAGTGGTAATTGAGGCTGTTTCTCCCCTGGAGTTGGCAGAATTGGGACGCCAACGCCCGGACGGCCTCTACCGCGTCCAGCAATGCTTCCCAATTGTTCCAATGTAGCTGCTCGCTCCTTCATTAAGCCAGCCAGCGGCGATGGTTTACCAGCACCCCGCCCTAGAGCCGCTAAAAATGGAGCCTGCGGTCTAGCAGGGGGTTTCCTGTCATCTTCCTCCCCAGTAGCCCCTGGTTTGGAAATGGTCTCATCTAATGCCGCAACTGCCCCGGCTACACTAGGTGCTTTGGCTGCTATTGCGCTCGTCGCCTCACCCTTGCTCATCAATGTGGACTCTGACATCCTTGCCCCCTCCCGCTTGCCAGTGCTCTTTGGCGTTGGGCTTTGAACGGGCTTCGGAACGCTAACCACACTGGGAGGTGTAGTTAGCTCTACATCTTTAGATTCCGCCACTCCTGAAGCACGCGAGCCAGATAAACTGACAGCAGAGACAGCAGACTTCACTGAACCCCCAGATGCTTTTCGTTTTGACGCAATGCTCCCCGTTCGCATTGCTGACTTAATCGACTGAGTCCTGCTCCTGGCAGATGACGTCGATATAACCCCAGAAAGACTTACCTGGCCACTATGAACACGCAAGGCGTCTTCGACATCTGTTAGTGTCTTCTTTGCTCTCAACAACTTGCGAGTTATGGTGTGAGTCTTGGGACTATCAGGTCCAAACATCCCGAGTGCTGCTTGCTGCTCCGTTGCAGCCATATCAACCAGAGTCCTTGCCATCTTCAACTTGTTCTCATCCGTGAGGAAAACATTCCCAAGTATCAGCCCCAATTCTTCTGGGTAACTCAAATCTTCCTCCTGCCCTGTTGCACTGGGTTCAGCTTGGCTAAGAGTATCATCCTGGAGCAGAGCCCTTACCTCATCCTTAGAGGCCGGAATTGGTCTATCCAGCACAGCCGCTGGATTGGCCCTTGCGACTAACTTGGTTGCAGCACCAATGATGTCACTCGCCACTGATCTTTGCCCAGAGCTATCTGAGTGCTCTACACCTCCAAAGCCGGATAACATGGACTCTGCCCACGTTTTCCCCATCGCTGCCCCGATAGGCTCGCTAGCAGCCGAGTGACTAGAGCCTCCTCCTTTTAGCAATGTGGAGGGGGATGTATTACGTTCGCTCTTTGGACGCCCTCCGAACCCGCCCGAGGTGGGCCCGGGTTGGGGACCCCCAACAGGTGGCTGCGGGGGAGCGGGTGGAGCTGGTGGTTGTAGGGGGGGCCCTTGTGGTCTCCAAGAACCCGATCCAAAACCACCTCCCGGCCCAGGTGGTCCCTGTGGCCCTGGTGTGCCTGGAGGGCCTGGTGGCCCTTGATCACCCCTGGGCCCAGGGGGTCCTTGTGGAGCAGAGCCCCTGAAACTGGGATGAGCCCCTAGGTTAATCGGAGACCCAAACGGGAATCGCCAATTGGGCAAGGGCTTGGTTGATAGGTGGGCATGAGCCTCAGTTTGGCGTTTGATGGGGG